CCCGACTGATGCCCATTAATAACGCCACAGCACCATCGATTTTCTTAAACTTCTTTTCCTTATCCGGAAATTCGGTTTCATTTTTTCCTGTTTTAGAAATAACATTACCGATCATCCAGCTAAGAATTGGGTTTCCATCATGATGAAAACGACCTGCAGCAATGGCAGCTTCAAGCTCCTTCATTGCTGGTGAGAATGTCTTTGTGGTTTTGGGCATCTTGATTGAGGTATATCCGGCATCATCCACAGTTTTTGCAATCTGGAATCCACCCCACTCATCGTAAGGAACCTCAGTCAAAGACACTCGCTGAGCATCTTCGATTAATTCCTTTGCGATTTGATTCAGGTCATTCTCATAGCCATCACAGACATTCAGTAGACCTTTGTTGAACCATTTCTGATACCGCTCAACCACCTGCTTTTCATCACCGCTATAAACTGTGTCTTCAGGTAGGTAGAACTGCGGATCTATGCAGTAGTAATGCAGTCGACCATCATCTTCTATTCGATAGAACAGGTTGATACGTGCTGCAATATCGATTTTTGATGATAAATCCACACACATCATGCAAGGAGTAGCTTCAAAGTCATCCATGTTTAGGTCTGGATTACCACAAGCCTTCCATTTTTCCATGTTGAAAAATGCAGATTTTGCTGATACCCAAACGTTTAAGTGCTTAGTTTTAAAAGCACCTTGCTTTGATGCGTTCTGAATTGCCCGGCGTTGCTGAGATTCCAGATAGTCCGAATAAACAGAAACCCCATAATTGGGGTTTGCTTTGGCTAATACTGCCGGGTCTGTCCAGTCATCTCCCTCATCAATGGTCCATATCCAACCAAACAGCTCATCATCTGGCACAGTATCCAGGAGCATTTCCTGAACACGTGCACGTAAATCATAACAAGGGCCTTCAATATTGAAGCCAGCTGTTGTGATTGTGAAAATCATAGGCTGCCGTCGTGCACCCATACCGGTCTGCATGGTGTCATACAGCGCAGAGGTTGGATGTTCATGGAATTCATCGACTACAGCACAATGCGGTGACTGGCCATCAGGCGGATCACCAATGATGGGCTCAAAGATAGAACCTTCATCTGGAATCTCTAAGCTACCTGCATTAATCAGTACGCCAGCTGCTTCAATGAAGTCTGGCGAACGTACCGCCATTAAGCGTGCAGGTTTAAAAACTTCCCAAGCCTGTTTCTCGGTAGTGGCACCAGCATAAACTTCTGAACCAAATTCACCATCATTGGCAAACATGTTAAGAGCCACACCAGCAGCAATTGCAGACTTACCATTTTTACGCGGCACCTCCCAATAGCTTTCACGGAAGCGGCGATATCCGTCTTTTTTACGGACCCAGCCAAATGTGCAACCAATACCAAACTTTTGCCAGGGCTCAAGCGTGATACTCAGGCGCTTCATTGCCCACTCACCCTTGGTATGGGGCAGCAACTCAATAAAAGCGATCTTCTTTTCTGCTAGTTTTGGCTCAAATTTATAAGGAAAATCTTTGTTTTTTGACTTAATGAGGTCATCTAAGTGGCGCTTACAAGCAAGTTTCACCCACTTACATGCAGGTATTTTTCCTGAAACAACCTGCTTTGCCCATTTATTTGCAATGCCAACGTTTGGGAAAGCTGTCATTTCGGCCTCGCTACATATTCAGCACCTGCGCAAATTTATTTGTTTTAGGTTTATTACCCCCACCACCTAACCGGGAACGGGAAGATGGATCCAGACCCAGCATTGCTCCAAAAGAAGCCATCTGTTTTGATGCTTCATTTAGTACAGTTAGTGCTGGATTTTTTGCCTTACCACCAAAAACATTGGTAAGAGTTACGCCATTCAACTTAACTTCATCTTGAGCCAAACGCATGTTGTGGTAAGCAATACAGAACATTTCTACGTTATGCATGTCTGTAATTTTAAGTACTTTGTTTTTAAGTAATTCTGGAATAACCGAGCGCCACATCATCTCAGCGTATTCCATCTCTGAAAGATATTCAGGTACTTCAATATCTACGACATCAGCAAATTCAGGTGCATTGCTATTAAGAGGACGCCTACCCGGATTGCCAGATGCTAGTTTTGTTTCCTGCGGTTTTGGCTTTCGGCCACGACCAGGAACTGAAGAAACTCCACCCATTTGTCAACACCCTGAATTTTTAATTTCGCGCACGTAAAAATGAACGGAGGGGGGCGGTCATTTAGGCAAAGGCCCTGAACTCTCGACCCACCCTCCCCCTTCTGTAGCTGTTTTTTCTCTATGACACGGTGCACACAACGACTGTAGATTGTCTGGATCATCTGTACCACCGTGAGCCTTAGCCTTGATGTGATCGACGTCTGTAGCCTCAGCCACACGCCCAGCAACGGCGCATTTCACACAGAGATAGTTATCACGCTTCAATATGCTTTCACGCAGTAATCGCCATGCATAACCATAGCCACGCGCCGTAGTTGATCCTGATCGGTCTTGGCGTGCTGTCCAGTTGCTGCGCTTATGTGCATGCTTATCACAATAGCCTTGTTCTTTTGGTGACTTAGTTAGGTTTGGACAGCGAAACTCACGGCATGGTCTGCTCATATCCATCAATCCAAATAAGGCGGCTTAGGTTTATCTTCATCATCTTCGGTCTGCATCATCGCTATCAGCTCATTGTTCTGATCCATGATACGAGCCATGACTTTATTTTGTTCTGCCAGTAGATTGCTTTGAGCTGTCGTCGCCTGGCTTTGGTTGCTCATTGCTTGAAGCATCTCGACCAGTAAGGCGTTCGATACACAACCGCATTCTTTCTTTTGCTCGTTCACTTTGCTTCCTTATCCATTCACGGTTTCTTTCACACGATGCACATGCCATCTGAATCACCCAAGGTCACATTGATTTCGTTAAGCAGGTATTGATTGACTTGATCTACAGTGGAGACATTCACAAACACCAATTCAACATCTTTGATTGCCAAACCAGTCTCAGCCTCAAACAATCGCTTACGATTGGCTATGTCTTGGTATAGATCCCGTTTAAAGGCATCGAGTCGTTCTTGATCACTTGTACCCACGGCGCTATCTCCGACTTAAATTGATTTGAATGTTCTTCATGCGAGTACGGATGTTTGCCATTACTTCATCAATAGCCATCATCTGTTTGCTATTCATGAATGCCCGACTTAGGTTCTGGTACTTCACTAACTCATCGTGCAATTCATTTAGATTCTTTTGGGCTTCTTTGACATCCATACGCACCACCAACAAGAAAAGAAAACCCCATCAGCATTTGAAGTGCTTTGGGGTTCTATAGATCAATTAAGCAAGATTCTGGCCTTCAACACCACGGGCTTGACGCGATTTCGTACGTTGCTCAAACAATGCCAATGCATTTTCCATATATGAAATAGCACGCTTATTTTCATCACATGGAAAGTTATCATTCAAAACTTTTGTGCGGTGGATCAAGATAGCAAGTAATGCTTCACTGGTTGCACCATTCACACCATGTTCTTTCACTGGTCCATTCTGGAAATGAATAGGGGTAATGGTTTCACCGGCAATCACGTCATAAAAGTGACCAGCAGGAAGCTTAGTTGGCTCATCACCTTCTTTTTCAGGATCGACAAATAATTGGTGGGTTACCGATACGCCATTATGGTCTGTATGGATATCAGCACCCCAAACATTATTACCTAAATCTTTTTGAGTCATTTTCATTTACCTTTGAATAAGAAAAGAAAAACCCCCTCAACATCTAGAATGCGAGGGGTTTTGTTTGCCGTAATACGTCCGGCTAAGTGGAAAACTGTTATTCGATAGTCGGACGCTTACCAGCCTCTAGCACTGGAATATTTGCCTCAGTCGGCACATATACAATCTGGCTTATATTGCCTTCACGCAACGCTTCACCAAACGCACCAATGAACTCTTGCTGGCGGTACTCTGGATATTCTTGAGCGGCCTTACCCATAACCTTGATTGCTTCAGCACGCAGCTTTGCACTTTCCAGTTCTGATTTAGCGGTCTCTATGGCGATTTGTTTTGACTGCTGGGCTTCCGCAAGCTTTGCCTGACCAGACATACCTTGTTGCCAAACCTTGTATTGCGGCCATGCAAATAAGAAAAATAAGAAGATCACAATTACGAAAGCTGCGATCATTCCGATCAGTACATTGTCCGCACTACCTTTCTGAAACTTATTCATTTTCCACACTCACTTTTTTTGATAATAAAAAAGCCCGATCAAATTAATGAGCAGGCTTATATTTTTGATTTTGTATTATTCAACTTCTTTCAAACAATCCCGACACACTTTGATTTCTTCATCATCAATCGTGTAATCGATCTCAGTCGCACCATGCAGGCCAAATAAGCAGAATATAAATTGGAGCATACTTTCCTCCAGGCAAAAAAATACCTCCTTTATAGGGAAAGGAGGCAGAAACTTAGTAGAAACTAC